AGTGTCAATCGCTGCACTTATTACAACACTTCCTGTAATTATTTCACCATAAACTATTGGAACGGGAGTACCAGCCCTTGATGTATTTTGCACTCCACTAAAATTAAAAGATAATTGTGGATCTTCTTCTGAGTTAAAATCTGAAGGTTTTGGTAATGGAGTTAGCATTTCACTAACTCCCATAAGCGTTAGAGCTATTCCTAAATTTCCTATACCAGCCATAAGAGCACTAGGAACAGCCCCCGTAGCTATAAAACCAAAACCTCCTTTACCTAAAGCAAACCCTGCACCTGGTGCTGCTATAGCGATACCAATTAAAACTGCTCCTAACAGTACTTTTCCAACTCCTCTACCAGCACCGCTAATCATAGGAATAAAATGTATATCCTCTCTACCTACTGGATAATCTATTTCATTCTTATCAATATCATAATTACCGACTTTTACTTGATAATATTTTGGACTCATGTAAGACTCTATGCCTGGAAAGTTATGTATTAAAAAACTGACAGCTTTACCAACTGTATCTACTTGAACCTCGAACTCTTTGTGTCCGACAAATTTAGCTAACTCCCCATATAATTTTACTTTACGAAGCATAGCGATACCTCTTTCCTGTACATTTTAACAGCCATTCAGAGTAAGGCTCTCTACAAGATAGTCTATCGGTTAAATGATGAATAACATCTCCTTCAAAAAATAATGCTACATGATTTAAAGTTGGGTGCAAAATGCTCATAAGTAATACATCTCCATCTTGTAGTTTTTCATCGGGTCTTAGTTCTCTAAAATTAGTTCGCCAAGCACAGTCCTCAAACAAAGGTTTATTATTAAATTCCTCTAATGTTGTAGGTCTTTTCCAATCCCTAAGTTCAATATTTTTTTCTTCTTTATACCAATCTCTAATTAAACTCCAACAATCTGTTATACCCCAAACCCATTGACGACCTAATAACGGTGGCTTATATCCACATGGTTCTAAATATGCCCATTGTTCTGTTTTTGGATTAACAATATGCCACGGAAGGTTACTATCTTCACAACTAATTTTATCTGCTTGACTAGGAGTAGGAGGTGTTATGGGGTGGCTATGAACTACTCCAACTATTTCGCCAGTATTATCTGCCTTTACATAATCTTCTGGATCAATGATAAAACATTGATGATCTGTCATTGAAAGATTACGACAAGGAAAATATCTTTCTTTACCTTTTACATTCAATAACAAACCACAAGATTCCTTTGGATCTTCTCGTTTTGCATGAAGTAATGCTTTATATTTCCAGGTCATGCTACAAACGTACCAATAGAGGGGAATATGGATCTAGTGCATTGTCTTTTTGGAATCCTAACTCCTGCTAAATCTGTAGGGGCAGCAAGTTCAAATTCAACAATTTCTCTAGTTTCTGTTGCTTTACGGTCTATTGCGTACACCTCTTGAGGAAACTCAGCAGTTGGATCGGCAGTTGCATTTGTTCCGTCAGCAAAATTAACAGCGTCAATAAACTTAGCTAATGTTCTTATTCTTGTTACTGTAGCTCCTGTCAAATCATTACCAGTTGTTGTCTCATTTACAGATAACAATATTGATGAAATTAATCCTGTTGCGTTACTTATACTTATTTTTGGTCTAGGTAGTTGCCCTTTCTGAAAAGCAAAGCCTGATGCCTTTATTGGAAATCTTAAGTACTCATTAGTTGCCCAGACTATTTTACCGTTTGCATTTAGATTACTTCCAGCATGAAATCTATAGACAGTATTCGCACCATGTAATGCTGTGGATAGTTGCAATGTAAACAGTTCAATAATTGCTGACGGGTTTATATCCTGTAGGCTGCTAAATACTGATGCGTTTACTGACATTATGATGCTGGTTCAAATACTTGTCTGAAAGTTGCCTGAATCGTAGCCCTATTTTTATATGGTATTGATTTACTCCAGTTTTCGCAAACAAATTTAAAGTTAGAAGCAGTTTCTCCAGGTAAATAATCTGCAGGAAAATCAAAACTATCACTATCATTTGCTCTGGCATCTAAAAATGTTTCTATAGTATCTGCGTCTGTTTCTGATACGTTATAAGTAAAATTAAAAACCTTTGGATTCTGATGCTGTGCAAGGCCAAATAATATGCGGTGTTCATAACCATCAGCAAAGCGAATAGTGCGAGTTAATGGTGCAGACCTTTTTTGTTGGCCGTAAGTAGGTTTTATTGAGGGAAACGTAGCCATTATGCAAGTAATCCTCCTGGTCTTTTTTGCTGTATTAATTCAGATTGTACTGCAACTGAGATAAGTCGACCAAGTTCTCTACTTTGTTGTTCATCTCCTTCTACGTTAGAACCAGAAGCATCAACATTTACAACTACATTTGTTGACCCTCCTAATTCGTGATTAGGTACGATAGTGCCTGAACTATCAGGAACAAATAATTCTGGACCTTTTTCTCCTACTACAGAAGGTCTGCCTACAGGTGGTCTGCCTCCATTTGCAAATCCTAAAAACTTAAATAAACCTCCCGTTACAGTCTGACCTCCTGCGTTACCAAATAACATTTGATTTAAGGCTATGTCTAAAAATCTATCTGCCACGTTGCTTGCTAAATCTGCAAGAGTTGAAGTTCCTTTTATGAGTCCTTTTATTCCATCTTTTATGTCATTCTGTATCATTGATTTTAGGTTATCAAAAGCATCTAATGTTTCTTCTGCTGCTTTATTTAAGTCATGTGTTGCTTCTTCAGTTTCTCTAATTCCGTCTATTATCTTGTCTTGTTCATCTCTCTGTTTTTCTAAAGTTGTAAGTCTTGCTTGATCTAAAGGAGGTAACTCTCCTAATTTTTGTTGCTTTTCTAATAGTTTATCTATCTCAGCTTGTAAAGCATCTTTTCCTGTTTGTGCCTGTTTCTCTAATTCAGCTATTGTTTTTGCAATTTCAGGATTTAGTCCTTCTCGTCTAAGCTCAATTATTCGTTCTGTCATATCTCTTTCTTCGCCTACTTTTTTAGCTGCTTGGTCAAATTTTTCTGTTAATGTAGCTGCCTCTATTTCTGTGTTTATAATTGTTGCTAATATTGCTTCTCTAGCTTTAAGTTCCTCGAGTGCTTCTTTAGCACCTAGTTTTAAAACTTTTCTGCTGTTTCCATGTCCTTTATAATCGTACGCATTTTCCATAATCTTTTCCTTTTCTGCCTGTAAAGCTAACGCACGAGGGTCATCTAGTGCCCTTGCATCAGAAAGGGTTTGAGCTACATCAGCATCTCTAAGACTTTTTTCATAGCCTGTTATTTTTACTAAGAAATTCAATATTGAAGATGTAAATGCCTGTACTTTGGCTACACCAGTAGCAAATTGATTATTTAAAATTCTTGTGGTTTCGCCAAATTTAGTTATTGACTCAACTCCGTCATCTCCTACTCGGTTAGCCATAAGTTCCATAGTTGCATTAAATGCTGCATTTTTTCCCTGTGCTCTTTCTATTAATTTTATTCGAGCTTCCTGTGCTGATCCCTGTAAACCTAATGCTTCTATTGCAGCTTGACTATTTTTTGTAAACGGACCAAGGGCTTTACCTAAATCCCCTATGGCTTGCACAGCAGACTGTATGGCTTGGACTGCTGCTGTTGCTGCAATACCTCCTGCAAATCCACCCATTTGTCCAAACATTCCACCAATACCACCGCCTAAAGCTCCTGCTGCTGCCACACCTGGACCTTGACCAAATAGTAAGGGGAAAGCTCCACTTATTAGAGCA